TATCAACAGGAGTTAGTCTAATGAAACTATCATTTCAACGTGAGATGCACATTGGTGAACTTGACAAGAGTATCATTGCTTTGTCAAAGCGTAAGTTAAAACTACTGCAAGAGGTAGAGAACATCAATCAAACCATTTCTTTTCTTCGCCAACAACAGGAGGATCTTTACGATGTGTGACACAAAAGTAATCAAAGATGAATTAAACATTATCATCCAACATCTGGAAGATGCCATTTATGTTTGTTATACTGCACCAGAGAATCCAAAGGAAGAAGGTTATCCTTATGCGACAGGATTTGCACGGTCAGCGATGCAAGGAGCAGTACAAGACTTGCAACGGTTGATGTGATATAATATAATTAGAATTGTAGTAACGGAGACAAAAATGAAATCTGAGCATAATATAGCAATCAACGTGCAAGAGTTAGGAATTATTCTTGCTGCATTACAAGTGTTGGATGTAGCAGAAGAATGGCAGATTGCACGGTATTATGGATCAGCACCATCTCTCTACAATCGATTAAAAGAAATTTACGATGGAATGGACCAATCAACAATCGGAGAACAAAATGACCCAATCTGTGAACCCTCATTCTGAAATGAACACTGACGACATTGAAATGTTTATCAAAGCATTTGATGATTTTATGCAACATGCCGAAACTGAGATTGACTCCTATCAGAAATGGAAGGAAGCAGAAGAGTACACAAACAAGTTCTTTGAACGTAAAGCAGCAGAGTTAGAAGTGACTGTTGATTATTATATGCAGGAGTTTCTGTAGTTGACAAACTGCTATCAATCAGATAAAATGATTAAATCCACAAGGCACAAATGAAGTCACTTTACATTGTTGATTACTGGGTACCGTTTCCACAATCTGAGTATGGTGGAGTGGTAAACTTGATTGCGGAATCTGATACTGAAGCATTTGAATTATGTGCTGATGAAGATGGACTTAATCATCCAGGGTATGAAGATCGTATCATGCCGAATATTCTAAGAGCACAAAAGTTCTCTTTAGTTGATGAATATGAATCTTCTATCATCGATGCCTTTACAACCTAAACAAAAATGACTGATACTAAAACCTATCGAATTGAAGAACTTTGCACCACTGGTTGGGAAATGACTGATGATAAGAATCAGCATTTGAATAAAGAAGAAGCAACAAAAGCATTAAACCAGTTGATTGAAGATGGACACAATCCTAACTCATTGCGTGCAATCCCCGATGGAACTACTACCACCTGATTTTATTCATGAACCACCAAAAGGATACAGATACGAGGTCATTCGTAAAACGTCTAATGTACTTTCAATTTGGACTGTATATCAGTCTGGGTTTAATTACAATGATCATCATGAGTGTTATTGTATCTGGGGATTCTGTAAAACAAAGACAACAGCAAAGAGAGGCACTACGCACACTTACTATGCCCCCATCAACTCAAATAAGATAGGAAAGGAAGTATCAATTAACGATACTACTCCCTACTCTGCAATGCAACTTAATTTCAGTAATTCCCTTGAACAACTCTTATTTGCCTAAAGTAGATGATTATGTTATTTGGAATCATAATGGTCTAATCCATCAGGGTTGGGTGTACTTTGTTGATGAACAGTATATTACGATAGAGACAGGTATTAAACCTAAACCTAATTGTCAATATACAAAGAATGAAAGACACAAATATATTCATACACTTTTACTATGTCATCCACACTTTTGGAAAGACTTAGAGTATGTTCATACAAGAAAGAATAAGTATGGTAAGACTTTAGAAGATATGGAGACATACGATCGTTTCCGAGATGGATAGCGCCCTAAAAATAGAAGACTTATAAATCAACTACCTTGTAGTATCACTGAATATGAAAGAGTTTTTCTCCGCAGCACTTCGTATATGGAAGTATAGTTTGGGATCGTTTTCTGACAGTAAAACTGAGAGATATGATAACTGGATAGCAACAATCAGAACGATCATATTCGTCAGTTATATGGTCACTAACTTCTTTATTGTTGCAGGGGTAGTGAGACACTGGGATGATGGCGCTTGCGCTTGTCCCGAAGGGATGCCTAATGTAGCGAATGATACCAAATGTATGATAAAATAGATTAAAATAAGGTTTTTAATATCATAATAAATATAAAACAGTTTTTTATCTCTGAGATACTCTGTAGTTGCTGTGGGTATGCGTAGCAGTGTCTTGGGAGTGTCTTTGTAGTAGTTTAAGTGCTTATAATGCTTAAAGAATGTTAGATCTTTATGCAAGTTTAGCGAGCGTATCATGAGACGGGCGACTTGTCAACCCACCGGGCGGAAAAAATTCACAGAAGGACACAATAACTCGACGAGACTTATGTTATGATAACTACACAATCTCGACTATACCTTATAAATAAATGTTATGAATCTCGACGAGACGCACTAGATCCTTCTAGTTGACATCTAGACGAGTTATCGGTATAATAAACATGGCAATCTCGACGAGAATTATGTACGACGACTACGATCTCGACTATACCTATGCACCTGCATATGAATACGATCTCGACGAGACTTATGAGATGTGCGTGCAATCATACGCGCACACGCATCTAGATGAAGATCTAGATGAAGAATACACACGCGACACACAGGATTATGATGCGCTTGCGTATAAGCATTACGCATGATATAATACGCACACACTCACACTACACACGCCATGTATGCCACTAAGCGAACTGTCCGAGTCACACTTGACATAGAGTGTTATGATGACCTAGACTTACAATCCTATGATTGGAATGAAGTCTTAGGTCTTGAAGGTGATGAACGAGTGCAAGTTAGCACAGAAGAACGATTTGATCGCTGGTAGTGTGCCAGTTCTCCAACTGTCCACCGCTCTTATGGGGCGGTTTTTTTATGATTATTTTATGGCAGGATCGGTGGCGATGTATTTTCGTCAACAGCGGTACCCCCCGCCTCGTCTGATTTCCTATAAGATAACACCCCCACACCAATAAAACTGCTACCTTGTGCCACTTTCTGAACTGTTCCTTCCCCCTTGCGCTGGGTCGAAATCTGGGGCATGATTGGCACAAGTCAAACAGCAACGCCATGACCTACATTCAACAGCACCCGAACGCTCCACACTTTGGCGACACTGTATCTTTTACCCCTATGGGTGATCAGATTATGGTGATTGCAGATTCACAAATGCTGCTGATGACCAAGGAAGACGCACGTTGCGAATGGTTACAGAATCAGGCGCAAGGTTGGAACCGACTCGCATAAGGGCACTCGATGCCCTATAATTAATTCATCAGCAATCAAGGAACCATGAAAAACTACGGAAACGGGATCCTCGCCTCTGATGACCGCCTCGCAGCGATTGGTCTGAAGTGTCTGGAGCAAGAGCGGGCAGCAGCACAAGCACGGGCAGCAGCACGCCAAGAATGGTTCAGCAAGTGGAACGAAACCCGCCCTAGTGGACAGTTCGGAACCTGGAACATCTCAGATCGCCACTAGGCGTCTGACCCTGTAGAATTCAAACACGGGAACGGCAGCGCCCTAAAGACTCCATCAAACAAACTCTAAAAAATCATGATCAACGCTTTCACTTCCTCCGCTCTTGAATCAGTCGCTCTTGACGGCGACCGTGTGACCGTTACGTTCAACGGTGGGCGTGCTTACACTTACACAGTGGCAGACGTTCAGCGGTTCGCTCTGGGGTTCAACACTGCTGAATCCAAAGGTAAGTTTATGAATCAGCAGATCCGCAACGAAACCCTCCAGACTGTGACGGTCTGACAAGTGGCACAAGGGAGCGGCACAGATTCGCTCCCTCCTGTATCTTATAGAAGTCAACCAAACGACACAGAATCATGCTCACTGGAATCGCTCTCAAAAACACTGTCGCCGCAATGGAAGCGGAAGGCAAGAAACCAACAGAGATCGCCATCGCTTGTGGTTATTGTACTGTCGAAGGTTCCAACACTAAGATTCACTTTACCGATTTTTACATGGCATTAATGGAGGTAAAAGAGGTTTTAGTTGATGACATCGAAGAGGAGACAATTAAGGCAGAAAATGATGACAATCAGGAAGCAATTAATAAGGCATTAGAAGATTATCCTGCTGATGGAATCCGTGCCTTTATTGAATATTTTGGAGAGGATTGTATCGCAGACATTTCTAACTCTTATCAGGATGAAATGTCAGGCGCTGAGTTTGCTGAACAATTGGTTTCTGATTGTTACTCACTCGACATTCCTTCCTTTGTTTCTGTAGATTGGGAAGACACATGGGATAATCTACGCTACGACTACATTGAGCAAGACGGATATATTTTCTGCACCAACTTCTGATAACACTTAAGGGGACTAATCATCCCCTTTAATTAATACTTACCCTCCCAACCGGAGGGTCTACCTTCATCCTAGCACGGCGGCGTGAGGGTAAAAAAATATGGTGTGCCAGTTTAACAGGTGGCACATGAAATAGGCACAACGCACCGGATGCCCTATTCTTATCTCAGTTCAAACAACCGACCATGCAACTTCAATCACTCGGCGCTAACAAAACTCAAGTCGATCTGGCAGACGGTACGTCGGTTTTCTTTTCATACAAGACACCTGTCGCCGCTCTGGTACCTGGCAAGGGATGGATCCGCTCTAGTACGAAATACAGTTCTACCACGTCTAAGCACGTTAACCAGTGGATCACAGGTACAGCAACCGAGGTTGATCAGTGGGACATTGACCAACTGGTAGCATTCTAAAACAATTATGAAGGGATCGCCATTCGGTCCCTTCACCCTGTACAATTAATTCAGTTCAAACCCAGACCGATGACTCTCACAATCAAAACCAACTGGACGCCAAGAGAATTGATTATGGGGCAATGGTTAGAAGGATTCGGCGGACTTAATTCTGCGAGTCTATATCATCAACTCCGCAAAGAGTTTGACTACCTTAGTGAGGATGAATTTGACGAAAGAGAGTTCTTTAAGTATCGGGGAGTTTGGTACGATATCGGTGAATTTATGAGAATTGACAATAACTCTCCCTTCGGTAATAAGTGGGACGGGTATTCTTCCGACTCTTATTTTAGTGGGGTTCTTGTCAAAAATTGTTTTGATGGCAATGTCATCGTAGGAACCTATCTTTCCTGATATGTAATACTATTTCAAAGTGTAACAAGTCGGGTGACCTGCAACGGTTGCCCGATCCGACCCTGTAAAATTAATTCAGTTGAAACCCAGACCGATGACCGATTTTCACAACACCTCACTCGACGCCTACGAACGCGAACAGGATCGGTACGCGATCCTGGACCTTCCTGCGATCCGCGAATATATCCAGGAACACGCTGGGTGTTCCGTTGACGATGCCCTTGAGTGGTTCGAGCAGGTATCAGGACGCCCTGTAGCAGAGGATCAGTGGGGTGCCATTGAAGAGGTCTGGGAGGAAGAGTCAGCAGACTGGGATCCGTCCGATGACGATATAATGGCATCGTTCGGTACCAAGTGGCACGACGGATTGTAAATTAAATCTAAGGGGATCGCCATTCGGTCCCCGATCCTGTAGAATACACACAAGCAAACAAACCAACGATGTTTACTTCAATCACAAGTCGTCAGTCCTTCGGAGCAACCTATCAGTGGGCGATCCTGTCAGTCCTTCCTATGGACGACGGCGACGATGGCATGGCACAGGACGGCATGCGCCCCACTGACATCAACGCTGCGCTGGGTCTTCCTAATGAAGCACGGACAGGTCTTTCAATGCTACTCAAGGTGATGGCAGAGCAGGGACTGATCAAGCGTCACGAACTGGGAGCACGTTGGGTAGAGTACACCCGCCTTATGCCCCTACGCAACAGGGAGCGCATCGCCCGTTGGTTATGGCAGTGAGTTAGGTGGCACACAGTGGGTGGGTGTCGGGCAGTGCCCCCGCCCCCCGCGTGCGCCGCGCCCGGCGCGTGTGGCTAAAACGCTAAGGTACCATTAGGCTACAAAGTCTTGCTTTCGCGACCTCTTTATAGAACTCTACACTTTTCTATATAAAACAAAAATGGAAAACGAAATACCTCTTATGCAAAAAAATCCCGGCGAAAATTTTTCGACTGTAGAGGTCGATCCCGTAACAGGTGAATATGTCGTTCAAGTACCAGAGTGGATCATCTCTGAATTTGGGTGGTATGAAGGTACACAATTAAATTTGGAGGTTGATAAAGATGCTATCGTGATTACCGAACTGAAAGATTGACGTGCTCCTTGTAATGGAGTATAATTATATTTGAATGCATTCACATTTTAATTTGACCTAATTATGGCAAAAGGATTTACAGTAAAAGCAAAATCGCCCGTTGTAAAAAAACCCGTAGAGACAGAATGGGATTTTGCAAAGGCAAGAGAAATGATTAAAGGAAAGACCATTGTATTCTGTTTACCAGGTCGCGGTGTATCATACACGTATCTGAAGAACTTTGTACAACTGTGTTTTGATCTAGTACAGAACGGAGCAAGTATCCAGATCTCACAAGATTATAGTTCAATGGTGAACTTTGCCCGTTGTAAGTGTTTAGGTGCGAACGTTCTTCGTGGACCTAATCAGAAACCATGGGATGGTAAGTTACAGTATGATTATCAGTTATGGATTGATAGTGATATTGTGTTTAACACTGAGAAGTTCTATCAGTTGGTATTGATGGACCAAGACATTGCAAGTGGTTGGTATTGTACCGAAGACGGTCAGACCACCTCAGTTGCACATTGGATGGAAGAAGATGACTTCCGTAATAATGGTGGTGTTATGAACCATGAAACACTTGAGAGTATTGCCAAGCGTAAGAAACCATTCACTGTAGACTATGCAGGATTTGGATGGTTGTTGATCAAGAATGGAGTCTTTGAGCACGAAGGTCTTCCATATCCTTGGTTTGCGCCGAAGATGCAAGTCTTTGAATCTGGTGAAGTACAGGATATGTGTGGAGAGGATGTATCATTCTGTCTGGATGCAAAGGAAGCAGGATTTGAGATTTGGTGTGATCCTCGCGTCAGAGTTGGTCACGAAAAAACTCGTGTGATCTGATATGACACAGGAGTATTATACAATTCTCCATAGGGGTGAAGTTCTTTTTAAGGACTTGACCGAAACTGAATACTTTGATAAACTTGCAGACCTAGCAGAGGACTTCTACTCTACTGGGTCTCCGAATCCATCGGAACTTGATACTAAAATTACTACAGGTTAATTATGGCACGCTCTAGAACTGGTCTTAATGGGCAAACATTCGTTGAATCCCAACCGAAGAAAACTCGTCAAGGATCCGGAAAAAACACGAAGTATGCCGCGTCGTCTCGCAACACTGCTAAGAAAGTCTATCGCGGACAAGGCAGGGGTTAATACATTGAGGGGCATCGACCCCTCTTTTTTAATAAATACCTAAAATCAGATTGATGTGAGGATGATCAATATGGGTAATTCACCTGTCGATAGAAATTCCAACTACATGAAAGAAATGTGGGGAACCACAAGACTCGTAACTGACTACCACCAAAGTGAAAAAATGAACGATTTTCTTGACAATCTAGGTAATCATCAGCATCAAAAGATGCTTCGTGAGATTGCTAATGATGATATGACTCCTAAGAAGCATGACTCTAAGCAACAGAATGAATTATATGAAAAAATTCATAATGATGAAATAGAATCTACCTATGGTCAAATTTCTGAATAGTGGATATAAATAAATTCAGAAAAATAAACCATTTCAATGCCTAGCAAGAGGGTTTCCAGAGCATTTAAAGATATTAGTTTCGCATTTGATCCACATCCTGTGACGAAAGACCTTCCTGTACTCATTAATGAGCGTGCAATCATTAGATCTATACGCAATTTAGTCGAAACAATACCTACAGAACGCTTTTTTAACTCCGACTTGGGGTCTGATATTCGCAGAAGTCTCTTTGAGTTCGTCGATGTCGCCTCAAGTCGTGTTATTAGGGATCAAATACGTGAAACAATCTTGTTTTACGAGGATAGAGTTGAAAACTTAAAGGTTCAAGTCAATCCAAAACCTGATGATAACAGTTTTGATGTAAATGTCTTCTTTGATATTGTAGGTTTAGATTTTCCAACTCAGTCATTCTCATTCATATTAGAGGCAACACGATAAACAATGCCTTTTACTCAGTTTACTAACTTAGATTTCGATCAAATTAAATCAGAAATCAAAGGATATCTCCGTTCTAATTCAAATTTTACGGATTTTGACTTTGAGGGATCTAATTTTTCAGTATTAATTGACACTTTAGCATATAATACGTACATTAATGCGTTCAATGCTAACCTCATAGTCAATGAATCATTCCTAGATGGTGCAACAGTACGCGAAAATGTCGTATCACTGGCACGAAACATTGGTTATGTGCCGCGCTCTGCAAGCGCCGCTAAGGCAAACGTAACTTTTTCAGTCCCTACGACTACCAGTAGCGGTTTTATCACCGCTGAAGCAGGTCTGGTGTGCATTGGAGGGCAAGATAACAGTTCATATCGCTTCTCCCTACCCGAAAAGGTCACTGCTGCAGTGATTAATGGTGTAGCACAGTTCGGAACAGAACAAAAACCAATAGAACTTTTCCAAGGAACTCTTCTTACACGTCAATTTGTCACTGATACGTCTACAGATCAGCGGTTTATCCTTGATAATCCAAATATTGACGCTTCAACCATTAGAGTAAACGTTTCTAATGTTGGTGAAGCAGGCACTGGTAGAGATTTTAGTAGAGTTGACAATATTTTAAACATTGATAAGAACTCAGAGATCTATTTGCTCCAGGAAGTTCAAGATGAGAGGTATGAATTACTGTTTGGTGATGGATATTTTGGTAAAAAGTTGGAAAATGGCAAACTTATCTCCGTAAGTTACATTGTTACTGATGGTGAAGCAGGAAATGGACCTTCTGTCTTTGAATTTCAAGGAAACCTTACAGATCAGATAGGAGTTAGAGTAATTCCTAGCGGATCAGTGCCTGTTACGACCGTTCAGAAGGCGATGAATGGCGGCAAAATTGAAGATGTGTCTTCTATTAAGTATTTCGCCCCAAGACTGTACTTAGCGCAATACAGAGCGGTTACATCAAGAGATTATGAGGCAATTATTGCTTCAATTTATCCAAATACAGAGTCTGTTGCAGTTGTTG